CTTTATCTTTTTTCATATAAACCTATTTTTTAAGTTCGTTTTTTATCTTTACACAGATGTATACAAATGATGCAAGTCCAACCAGTACTCTAACTGTAACTGGAAGCCATTCAATCCAGGTAACACTTATACCTGTGACTGCAACTAAATTTGTTTTCATTGCTTCTACCATTTAACTCTATTAGCCCAATATGCTGCAGACATTTTGCCTTTAGCAATGTTTTTTGCATGTCTTGCCTTGAATGACTTGCGTCTATTTTTTTGTTTCTGTGATTCGCCTTTTTTAGGCTTACCTGCTGTCTTTACTCCTTGCTGACCAAATCGTATTGTTTTAATTTTATCACCTTCTTTTGCTACAACAATATGTGATTTTTTTGGATGTCCAGGAGTACGCTTAGGCTTGTTATAGCCTGATACTCCAGCACGTCTTAATCTTGCATCTTTTTTTTGCATTAACGATTTCTCATCTTTGATAATACAGCCTTACCATATTTTGCATGTGTCTTACCAGATTTTGTAGCTTTACGCTTCTTTCTGTTTTCAGAAGCTTTTTGTGCTGGTGTAAGACTTTCTCTTACAGACTTAGGTAAATATCTACCACGCTCTGATTTAGGTTTACGTCTATCTTTTGCACTGACATAATCCCAATCTTCACTAGTCCATTTATTTAAAGATTTTTGTGATTTTTTAAGAGCCATTACTGTATACGTGAACTACGCTCTCTTGCATCATTTTGACGCAATGCTTTGAAATCAGCTCCTGTAATTTTGTTGAAAGGTGCTGCAGCTTTTGCAATCTTTTTTTGTTTCTTTGAAAGTTTCACGATGTGTACCCTCCTCCTTTTTCTTTATATCTTTTTGCAAGCATCTGTGCTTTTCTAGCACTCCAAACACCTGCAGGGCCACCTTTTGAGCCAGCCTTGATTGATTGAAATAAACGCTTTCTCATTCCAGGCTTTGTATAATTACCAGCCTCATTTACTTTAGACTTTACCTTGCCACCTTTTTTATAGCTAGGGTTTCTTCTGTCTTTTGCGTTTTTACTTATCATTGTTTTTCTCCAAATCTTCTAGTAGTTCTATCTTGCCAAGTATCTTTAACATTTCTTTACTGATGCCACCAAGCTTTAACTCTAATTCTTTTTTTTGTTCATTCAATGCATTGTATGCCTGAACTTCTTCTTGCAGTCTATCTTTTATCATATTCGTGGTACAGATAAAGCTCTAACTCCAGACTTACGTAATGGATACTTATGGACTCCAGATTCAAACATTCTTCTGTAATATGATGCTCTTTCAATGTCTCCTGCATCTTCAAATAGTCTTGCTTTTACATAACAAAGAACCATGGGGTGTAAGCCACTATCTAATCCTGATACTGTTTTTAAATCATCTGTTTGTCCTGTTATTGCTGTATATTTTGCACGATAAGTATATCTTAATCCATTATCAACAAATAAAGATGTAAATTGGACTGAGTTGTCAGAAGCTCCTTCATCAGAAGTACTGTTTGTCGCAGAAATTGTAAATGTATTTGTGTCTTTTGCTGTAACTGCATGATTGCCATCATAAGTAGTTGTTCCTGTAATAGATATTCTATCTCCAACAGCAAGTCCATGTGAGGCCGATGTAAAAACAACAGTAGAACCAGCTCCAGTACTAGAGGCTGTTATGCTTCCATTTAAATCACCAGTTCCTTGAAATGTATCATACAACTCTCTTGATGTGGTTGTGTCTGATGTAGTTGTTTTTGATAAAATAGCAAGTCTTGAATCGTCATTGTACCATGCATAATAATCATTTGGAAAGTTTCTATTGGCCATATATTCTCCTATACAAGTGAGTCATCTGCCTCATCAGTATCGCCTCTTAATAATTTGTGTGGGTCTGCAAGTTTTGGTATCATTACGTATCTACCATCTGTATCTTTAACTTCAACACGTGTAATATCAATTACATCATCATCTAATGTATACCATCTTTGCTTTACTTTTAAATCAACTATTTTTTCTTTTGTGTTGTGTTGTTTTTCTGCAGCAATTTCATTTAATGCATCATTAATTAATTGAAACATATATTGTTCTGGCTGTCTTCCAAACATTTTTTCTGCTTGTTCAATAATATTTTTAACTGTCATTATTTAGCTCCTTGTGAAGCAATTACTCCAGAAAGTTGTAATCCTTGCGTATAATCTTGTTTTAAATTTTGTATTAATGGTAAATATAGTTCTGGGTCTTCTTCAAGTATTGCTCGTGCCTCTAATGCTTTTATTGCAGCATATAAAACTACAAGATATTCTAATTCATCAGGAAAATTTGGAATACCAGATGCTCCATCTCCATGAGCTATTGTAGGGTAACCTACATGATATACAATTGCTGTTTGATTTGCTGTAGGTGTTGGTATAACATTTAGTATTGCAGCATCTCCAGAGCTTAAAATCCAATATACAGGGTCTGTTTCGCTTGCTTTATAAATACTATTATCATCATTTGACAACTCTCCATACATTGATGATACTTCTCTACATGGAATCCTGCTTCCTCCAGTATCAGCAGAAAGTCTATTTACGTACAAAATTTCTCCCACTCCATCCATATCCATGGTTGTAGCAGAATTATTTAATGTGGTTTCTGTGGTGCATTTTTTCTTTAAATCTCTGGGCATCATGTTGATTATTTCACGAGCACCAGAAGTCAACCAATCACTTAACGCATCATTGTCTGTAGTGCTAAATCCTGTTAACGCATCAACTTGATTAGAAAATGTTTCCACTAGCCATTTCTCCTGTCAGCTATATCTTGAGTCATTGTCTTTGATGAAAACTCTATCTTGGTTTGACTACTCCAAGTAGTTCTCATATTGACATGGTCTTTTGTATTATTTAATCTAACAGGAGCGTGCTCAACTTCAACAACCTTTCCTTTATTATTATCGTATACGAATATTGCCATTACTTCTTTTTCTTTCCGTATACCATTCCGCCACCGCCCATTTTTTTCTTACCATGGACTTTACCACCATGAGGCATCTTCTTTTTACCATAATGTATTTTTCCACCGCCCATCATTTTATCCATCTCTACTTTGCCACCTTTCTTGTAAGACATTCCGCCTTGCATCATTGGTGACATCATTGGACTGTGAACCATTCCACCATGTAAATATTCTTTGACCATTCCACCCATTTCCATTTTATCTAACTCAACCTTTCCGCCAGATTGCATGGAATATTGCTGTGCTTGAGCCATTCCTTCTTTTGTGTAAGGAAACTTCATTCCCCCTGCGTTTCTATTTTTCTTTACGTTTGGCATTTTTTCCTCCTCTTTGTCGTGCATCCTGCACTGGTAATTTACCAAATTTGTTAATATATTCCAAAGCAGCCTCCGTCTGTGGATTGACTGAACTTTTTCTGATTACATATTCTCCACCTTCAACCTCAATAGGCACTCCTCCTTGAGCATGTGAAGGTCCACTAATGTAACCACCTTGCTGTTTTTTTGTATGAGTATAACCTTGTTTACCATATGCTATATGTTTTTCATAGGTATCAGCTTTTACAGCTTTGCCATTTTTATACATCATATGCGGTTTAAAATTTTTCTTAGCCATTATGAATTTTTAGTTGCTATAATAAAAAGTCTGTCACCATTTAATCTAGTCACAGAAACTTGACAATCATCTTCACTACCCATAAATGTTGCGAGTGCGTCATAAGGTGCATCAGATTCAGTTTTATCAGGGGCTGCATCTACAATGAAAGTTTTTATTGTTGTTGCCATATTATCTCCAATTTAAATGTTATAAAATTTTTAGTAGATTTGGAGTGAGCCCTTTATACGACCCACTCCATAGTTCTACAAGACTATTAAACCTTATTGTTTTGGTTTATACATTATCTTTTAAAGGAATGTACTCTACGATATAACACATTTCTCCTGCTGTAAAAGCTCCTGTACTAGCAACAGTAGTAAAATGTACTTCTGTACCTGCTGAAACTTTAGCTGAGTTTGCAACTAAGTCGTGAGCTGCTGCTCCGCCTAATGCTGTTGTGTATTCATCAAAAGTAGACACGCCTTTACCAGCTGCTAACGAAGTTGAAGAGCCTACAAGACCATCTGCGTCAAGAGCCATAAATTGCTCTCCACCTGCAGCTGAGCCTGCTTTTACACCGACTGTAGCAGTTGCATAAGCTAAGGCAGTTTTTACAACTGCAATTAACTTTGTTATAACTGCGTCTTCAGGTATTATTATAGCTCCACTTGCAATACTAGCTGAGTCTGCTGTAAAAGATACGTTTTGCTTAAAGCATCTAACAGCACCACTATCAATTAAAGATAAAGAGCTGCTATTGCTATTTAATACATCACTTCTCATATTATACGCCCTCCAAGTGTAATAGTGCGTGAGTTTCAGGAAGAGATACTTCAAGACCAGCCTCA